CTACCATCTCATGACTAAGTTAATTAGTCTGTCCTGTTCGTCTGTGTTCTCTTCAATCCATTCATCTATTGCTTGGTTGAATAAGTCTGATGCCATATCTAAGTCATTCTCATCTACGACATAAGCATGTTTAATTGGTACGTTGTTCATATCTTTAACTTGTATTGATATGCCCATATGACCTTTTAAAATGAATAGCTTAAAATCGAATCCGTTAACATGAATATTTTTGCGTATGATTTCGCCTATTTCGTAATACATTGTTTTAGTCCTCCTTGTCGTCATCAATACCGAGAAATTTTTGTGATTTACACATTTGGAGAACATTGACAATGTCTTTATAACTCTTAGTGCTATCCAATAAGGAAGCAAGATCGAAAGTATGACCAATCACAGAATTTGAACCTGCTAAATAATCTCCGTCGATAACTCCTATTGATGAGAAAAGCAAAATATCAAATTTACTTTCTCCCTTAATTTCTTTCGCTAATTCATACAATTCTCCGCTTTTTTCAGATAATAAGTCTTTTATTTCGTCCTGAGTCATGTCTTTATAATTTTTAGTCATAGTTGACTTCCTCCTTGTTTCGTTTTATATTTAACTTGAAATTTTTCTTAAGTACTTGATACTGTTACTTGTTGGCGCAAGTAGCAGTTTTTTTTATTCTTCATAAAAGTATTCCTTATAAAATATGAATGTCGCTATGCTTGCGAATCCTGCAATTGACCACGCTGTGGTGAAGTATAGAAACGGCATGAGTACAATCGCTAAGACTGTGAAGCACAGTACTGCTAATAGGTAGCTTTTATAAATGTTACTCATTTTCTTTTTTCAACTCCTCCATTATTCTCTGGTCTGATAAGTCGTGATAAGGGAATTTTTTCCTAGCTAATTGGACTGGTATTCTGCCTCGTATCGCAATGTATCCTTCATCTTCAAGCTCTTTATTCAGTTCTCTTATTATTTGTCCTGCTTTGGATTTAGAAACAGATAAAATTACCGCAAGTTCTTTAGCTTGCAAACTATTTTTCATCATATCTTTTCCTCCTTTAAAATAACTGTTGATTCTCTGGGTTATCTGCTTCGTAATTATCTGCAATAATACTTTTAGCGAAAAAGTCCAAACTGACCTTATATAGGTTGTTCATAGATTTCTTTACGTTAACCCCTTCCTCAAGTACATAAGGCACCCTAAAATCATTTATAAACAGTCCGTTTTCGTCTAAAGTAACGGTTGGTAATTCAGGTTTGTTCCGTCTATAAACTTCTCCTAGTGTAGGTTTTTGCTTTTCAGCTTGTTTAGTGAAGTCGGAAAATGCCTTAAGTAGTTTTATTCCTGAATCAGGATCACTGTGTCGCTCAATCGTTTCTGCTGTAGACTCTTTACTAAAATCATTCCGATTGATTACAGGCTTTCTCGTATTTCGTTCAATCTTCCAAACCTTCCACGTCACAACTGCCATTGTGATGAGGAGGGTTGTTTTATATAGTGTGTTCATTGATAATTCCTCCTATTAAGTTGTTTGTTCAATTGTGTGTTATTCTTCTTCGTCTAAATCAAAGTGCTGTTCGATTTGGTCAATTGCCCACTCAATCATTGATTCAAGGTGTTTCTCTCTGTCGACTTCGTAAGTGTGCTCAATCTCGCCTGCATATGTCACAGTAAGAGTATCTTTGTGTGTGTATGTTTGACTTTTGTTTTCTTTAACTGCATAAAGTGTTAATACTATATTGTTTAGCTTTTCTTTTTGTTCTGGTGTCATTTACGCTCCCCCTAAATTAGCTTCATAACCGAATTCAGTCATGATTTCATGTATTTTCAATCTGCCTTTTTGTGTCCATCTAGTTTGTAAAACTGTGTCTTCTCTGCCATCAGAACGCACAATTGTTATAGTGTCTGAATCTGTGTAACTCTTGCCCATGTGTTCTGAGTAAAGCACCCACTGTTTATTTACTTTTCGTTGTAGTCTAGCTTCGTGTAGTAGTTTGTTTAACTTTTGTGCTGATATACCGTAGTCTGCCGCGATTTGAGTTGTGGCTAATGTGCCAGTTGACTTTAAGATTTCATCTACATAGTCTGCTTTGGGTTTTAGCTCTCCGATTTCTTGTTGTAAAAGTAAGTTTTGCTCTTTTTCTTTCTTATACTCAGTCAACACTGTAATGATGTAGTCTGGATCTTTTAATGTTTGTTCAATTACATTGTCTGTTGCGTAGATACCGTGTTTGCGAATAGCTGGTAGGACTTCCATCGCCAACCAATCTTGAAATTTTTCTGCTACAGCATTACCTGCTTTGAAAGCCAACTTATATACCATTGGTTCTGGTATGAAATCGCCTTTCCCAACTTCTTGGGAAAGATATTTACCTAAATATTTATTGATAGTTTCCCAACGAATATATTGTTTGCCGTTTTTAAACTGAGTGAACCCCAAACTTTTTGCGACAGTTTCTAAATCGAATAAATTATTTTCATTATCTTGTTTGATTAAGATTGAAAACATGTCGTTACTGAAAGTTTTAATTTCATTCATTAACTCTTCACCTCTTCTTTAATTTCTAAAATTTTCGCAATACGTTTCTTTTGTTCAAAAGCATCTCTACGTCCACGTAAAATATCCGATAAGTAAGCACTTGAAATTTCTAGCATTTCCGCAAGTTGCTTGTTTGTCATGTTGCGTTTTAATAATTCCGTTCTCACTTTCAAGCCGAAATCTGTTGTCGACATATTAGCACCTCCTATAACATTTTTTCTAAGCAAATAAATTATCTGTTGAACACCAATAACTTTTATGCTAATATTTAAGCATAGTTTAATAAACCTATAACAATTCGTAATGCCTGTCATAAAGGTATTGAATACTCGTTCCCCAACGAATAATTGTTATGTGTTTAGTAAGCTAAATTTAAAGCTTAAATACAGTATATTAACTTTTATGCTAATTGTCAACAAAAATAGCGAAAAAGTTAATCTGTGATAGGAGAAATTTATGAATCTAGTACAAAGAATCCGTAATTTGTGCAATTCAAAAGGTATGACTTTTGCTGAATTAGAGAGAACTTTAGGGTTTTCAAACGGACAAATCAGAAGATGGGAGAAAACCAAACCAGGCATTGATAAGGTGCAAAAAATTGCCGATCACTTCGATGTATCAGTTGATTACTTATTAGGTAGAGAAAAAGATGAGTACTCCGGAGAAGATAAAAGTGAAGATATTCTTATTATGCATCGAGCTACAGAAAATATGACGGAGGCACAAAGGCAAAAAGCTTTGACTATATTAGAAGCAATGTTTGATGATTGGGATGATTTAACTAAGTAACAAAGGGGCTTTTTAATTGAAATTAAATTATGAAAAATCTTTTTTTAAATCTGCGAAAGCAGTTTACGAGATCACAAATGGTCTATATAACTTATCTTTTCCTTTAGATATATTTGAAATTATCTCAAAAGATAAACGTATTAAATTAGTGACTTTCTCTGAATTTTCTCAGAATACTGGCACTTTATATTTTAAAATACCTTCTATTTTCGGTTCAGAAGAAGCGTTTCATATTAGAAAAGGAGACAAAGCGATTATAGTTTATAACGATTTACTGCCTATGAATCGTCTAAGATTTACTTTAGCTCATGAATATGGTCATTTTATAATGGGACATACTGGAGTTAATTTAAATAAAACATTCACATATAAAGATTATTATAGAAGGATTGCTGAAGAATATGAAGCAAACTCATTTGCTTCATGTTTATTGTTTCCTTTACATATAAGATACAAATATATAAACAACTTTAATATTGAGCAAATTTCGTACAAGTATCAAATGAGTTTTCAAGCGATCCATATAGCGGTAAAAGTAATCAGAAGACATATACACAATGGGTTAAACGACTATATGTCAAATAACGAAAATTACCACGCAGAAAACTACTTAAGTTTTTTAGAAGAGAAAATGGAAAGCAAATCTGATTTTATAAATGAATTTAAATATGCTTATGATCTAACGATTTAACAATCAAAAAATAAAGGAGAAATGAACATGAAAGAATTACCTAAGAGCAGATTAACGTTCAAAGAAAGTATGATTGAGAGTCAATATTTAGCAACTAAAACAAAAGAAGAAAAGAAACAATACAAGCAACTATCTGTTGAAGACAAAAGAGAAATTTTAAAAGAATACCAAAGTAAACCTAGAAAAGAAGTGAAATTTGAAAGTGAAATCAATAAATCTGACGAAAACTTATCTAAAATCTACCAAAGATTTAGCGAAATAGGTGTAGAGGATTTGTTTGGTACAAAAAAAGAAGTGAAAGAACTACCTATGATTTTAAAAGATAATGAAAACATAATGTATGTAACTTCGGGATTGTACAATAATAATACCTACTTAATAGTATGTACTGATCTAAGATTGTTATTCTTAGATAAAGGTATGATATATGGTTTGAAATTTCATGAATTTCCATTCGAGAAAATCAATTCTGTTTCGTATAAAAAAGGACTTCTTTTTGGCGAAATAATTATACATCACGGTTCATCAAGTATCGCTATAGGAAGCATATCAAAAAACACTGTATCTAGAATGGCGGAAACAATACAAGAACAAATCTCTATTCGAGAAAGTTCTATGAAACCATCCAATTCTGAAAAAATGAGTTTTTCTGTTGCTGATGAATTAATAAAATATAAAGAATTATTAGATGTCGGAGTAATTTCTCAGGAAGAGTTCGATAAGAAAAAACAACAATTATTGGATATTGATTAATAGCGCTTGTGTGGCGTGAGGAGGATGAGGGATGGAAGAGAATAAAACTTTAAAAGAATACTTGCGTAATTTTTTAGAAGGTTACAAATATGTAGTTGAAAACAGATACATTTATCAGTTTAGTAGTAATCCGGAAGCCTTCCCATTCATGAGAAAAGACGATTACAAGATTTCGATATTTTATCTAAATCAATCTTTTTTTGAAGAACCTTGCATCGTTGTTATCTCAAATGACAGTAAATTAAAAGAAATATATAATTTTCGTAATACTGATATCAAACATTTGTCTAAACACTTTACTTCATACATATATGATTCTAAAAAGTATGTAGAAGAACAATCCGGATTATTAGATTTTAATAACTACATTTATTACACGTCTATTTACTACGGAAAATATATCGGGACTGTAATAATACAAAACAATTTAGATTTATTTTTTAATTATGGCAAAAGATTAGCTAACGATCATTACAATACATTGATATCGAAGTCGAAAGAGAGATTGATAAACAAAGCACATGATGAAATACAACCGTTCAACCACTTAGATTTAAATAGCATGAAAAAGATTGTTGATGATATAACTTTTTCTTATCAAATAGAACAAGGATTACAAGCTTATAAAAGGGAATTGTATTTGCCAGCTGCAGCAACCTTTGCTGTTGCTATAGAAACGTTTTTAATCAAATTAAAAAAAGTTAATAAAATCAAACATAAAGACACCGATTCAACTATGTACACCAAATTATTAGGAGAATTAACTAAAGAGGGTAAAGTAAATTATAGAACCAAAAAACGGGTAGAAATTGCGTATAGTATGAGAAACATAATCAACCATTCACAAGCTGGTGCAGTAGCCAAAGGTGATTGTGACTTTCTTTTAAACACACTAAAAGACATTGTTGATGAAAACGAAAAAATATTAAGAGAATATACCAAATCAATTAATAAGACGGAATAAATAGGTATCCTTGTATTCAGATTTGATTTTTAACATAATTTGTTCATAAATTTTTAATTTAAGTTCTTGTTCATCGTCATAAATATCAAATTCACTACTATAATTTTCAACTGATTCTTTTATATAAGCTATTTCTGCGTCAGTAAATTTTACACACATTTCATCACCTACTTTTTATTTTATTATATCACATTTAGTAGCTAGTACTAAAATCACGGGTAGCCCGCCTACCCTTATTATTTTTTGCCAATTTTGAGGAGGGAGCACATGAAAGTAGCAATTTATACTAGAGTGAGTACACTTGAACAAAAAGAAAAAGGACACTCTATCGAAGAACAAGAAAGAAAATTAAGAGCTTACAGCGACATAAACGACTGGAAAATTCATAAAGTATATACTGACGCTGGATACTCCGGAGCTAAAAAAGACAGACCCGCTTTACAAGAAATGTTGAATGAAATAGATAATTTTGATTTGGTTTTAGTCTATAAACTAGATCGATTAACTCGAAGTGTTAAAGACTTACTAGAGATACTAGAATTGTTTGAGAATAAAAACGTGTTGTTTAGGAGCGCAACAGAAGTATATGACACAACTTCTGCTATGGGACGTTTGTTCGTAACATTAGTAGGTGCTATGGCAGAGTGGGAGCGTACTACAATTCAAGAGCGTACTGCAATGGGTCGACGCGCATCAGCTAGAAAAGGGTTAGCTAAAACTGTCCCTCCTTTCTATTACGACAGAGTAAACGATAAATTTGTGCCTAATGAATATAAAAAAGTATTACGATTTGCAGTAGAAGAAGCGAAAAAAGGTACTAGTTTAAGAGAAATAACTATAAAATTGAACAACTCTAAATACAAAGCACCCTTAGGTAAAAACTGGCACAGATCAGTTATAGGCAATGCTCTAACGAGTCCGGTAGCTAGAGGTCATCTTGTTTTCGGTGACATATTCGTCGAAAACACCCACGAAGCTATTATAAGTGAAGAAGAATACGAAGAAATAAAATTAAGGATAAGTGAAAAAACTAACTCTACAATCGTAAAACATAACGCTATTTTCAGAAGTAAACTATTATGTCCAAACTGTAACCAGAAATTGACTTTAAACACAGTCAAGCATACGCCTAAAAATAAAGAAGTTTGGTATTCTAAACTATACTTTTGTTCTAACTGCAAAAATACTAAAAATAAAAATGCATGTAACATCGACGAAGGCGAGGTTTTAAAACAATTTTACAATTATCTAAAACAATTTGATTTAACATCATATAAAATCGAAAACCAACCTAAAGAAATAGAAGATGTCGGCATCGATATTGAAAAGTTGCGAAAAGAACGCGCTAGATGTCAAACACTTTTTATAGAAGGTATGATGGATAAGGATGAAGCTTTTCCAATAATAAGTCGTATTGACAAAGAAATACATGAGTATGAAAAGCGCAAGGATAATGATAAGGGTAAGACTTTTAACTATGAGAAGATTAAAAATTTCAAGTATTCATTGCTAAACGGCTGGGAATTAATGGAAGATGAGTTAAAAACTGAATTCATAAAGATGGCAATCAAAAACATTCATTTTGAATATGTAAAAGGAATTAAAGGGAAGCGCCAGAACTCATTGAAGATTACGGGTATAGAGTTTTATTAA